TGGTGTGTATGCAAATTTAGAAACATTACAAGGTGATGTAAAAGCTATTAAGACTAAAGTATATTTAACAATTGATGATGGTGGTTGGAATTATTATAATGGTGAAGCATGGGTAAAAGGGGGAACGTATTTATCTGCTATGTCTGACAAAAGTCTTTCAATAACAGATAGAGCAGCAGATGCTAAAGTAGTAGGAGATAAAGTAAATTTTTTAAACGATACTGTAGCAGATATTATAACTGGAGGCATTTTAGAGTATAGCGAAACAAAAGAAGGAGGATTTTATAATTCTGAAGGTGTATGGACAGCAAAAGAGAGTTATGGGGCTTATAAATATGTACTAAACAAAGACATAAAATATATGAAATTCTTTTCTTATACAGGTGGAAATGTACCTTCTGCTGTATTTTTTGATAGTGCAAATAATTTTATAAAAAGCGTAAATCGAAAAACAGGTTGGAGTAGGGAGTTGGAATTAATAGATATTCCGTATAATGCGGCTTATTTTTATACCGCTAACACAGAGTATGCTGCTGGTACAGCAAATTGTGAACCTATTGCGTATGTGTATAAATATAAAGATTATAATGTAGTTAATAGCTTAAACAATATAGATGTAATTAATAATCAAATTCAGAGCGGATTTTTTGAATTAGACTGGGTAGAACAAGAGCCTTTAGAGTCTTATCAGGGAGCTACTTATAAGCAAAATACATTAAATTATAATCCTACCCAAAAATCATATAAATACAAAATATATGGCTTTGAGAAGATAAAAGTTATGGGACACGCAGGTGGGACGTTACCATTAGTATCTTTTCTAAACAAAAAAGAAGAAATTATATCGTATGTAGATGCTGAAAATGAATATACCAGTGAATATCAAGAAATTGAAGTCCCTGAAAATGCTGTTTATTGTATATTAAATTTAAGCACTCCTGATAAACCTTATGATTTACAAGCATATACTTATAAATTAGATTTTGGAAAAGAAAATATAACAGATGCCATAAAAGAAAATATAGATGATGAAATAGAAAATATAAAAAATAGTATAAAAGAAGATATAAATAATAAAGTAGAAGATATAGAATATGAAATAGAAAATATATATGAACTTTTAAGAAAGGAAGAATTAAAAAATGATATAATTTATAAGGATTTTGATAAAGCGTATTTTGTTTTAACAATAGATGATGCAAATAAATATTTACCTCTTATGTATAATGTATGTCATGAATTAGGTGTTCCGCTTTGCCCTGCAATAATTCCTAGTAATTTAGAGACTGTTCATGATACAGCAGATGGAAAAACAGTTAAAGAAATTTGTGATTTAATTGTAGCAGATGGTGGTGAAATACTTAGCCATAGTGGGAAATATATAACAGAAGATAGCACATATGATGATTATGTAGAAGTATTTAGAAACACAAAAAAAGCACTAGAACAAGCAGGATATAATGTTAGAGGTATAGTTACTGCTGGAGGAGAAGGTTATTTACGAAATGATGTTAAATTAGATAAATGGGCTAGAAAATACTATGATTATTCAGATCAAAATGGACTAAAAACTTCACTACCGTATAGTCGAGATAGAATTTGGTTTCACGATTGGAAAACATTAGACAATGTAAAATCTATAATAAACTCTAAAGTAACAAGTAAAAGTTTTGTAGTGTCGGCAATGCATGGAACAGATGATGCTTCAGATTTAGAGTATATTGATAACTTTAAACAGATAATACAGTACATTCTAAGTTTGGGAAACGACAAAGCGGAAATCGTTACTTGGAGTTATGTTCATGATAAGTTTGGAATAACAGCATTAGAAAAACGTATAACAGCATTAGAAAATAAAGAAGGTGTAGATAATGCGTAAGATTTTATTAGCGTTATGTTGTGCCTTCTTTTTATGTATGCCTAATGCAAATGCTAATGGTCTACATGACATACAAGACAGTATACCAACAGATAAAGCACTGCATTTCATGGCAGGATATGTAATTCAAGACCAGCTTCAGCGCAATGCAAATTGTAGTGCGTTTGAAGCTTTTTTAATTACAAGCGGTATTGCTTGGGCAAAAGAAAAATTTATTGATGACCATGTGGATAACAACGATGCGTACGCTACAATGGCAGGCGGTTTGTTTTATCAAATTAAATTTTAAGAAGGTGATTAAAATGCAGGAGTTTTTGGCGGATATGCTTTCGTTTTGTAAAACGATTATACCAGTCCGATTAGAGATTGAATGGGGAGCGTGTTTCGCTACAGTGGGGACTATATGTAGTCATTTGTTTGGTAGCTGGTCTAATTTATGGGAAGCTATTCTTTTATTAATGGTGTTAGATTATATAACAGGTCTTTTATCAGCCTGGATAAATCCAAACAAAAAACTTGATAGCAGAAAAGGTTGGCGCGGATTAGCAAAAAAAGCTGTCATCGTCATTATTATTATGGTGGCACATACGGCAGATATTGTTTTCAATCAAGGAACTATTACGCGAGATATCGCCATAATGTTTTACATCGCAAACGAGGGCCTAAGTATATTAGAAAATGCTACAAACTGTGGTGTACCAGTTCCAACTAAATTAAAAAATAACTTAGCTCAATATGCTATGCAAAAAGAAAAGATTAGAAAGTAAAGAGAAAGAAGGAATAATAATGATTAGAAATTATATTAGTGTAAAATTAATTAAGGCTGAACCATGTAAGGCATGGAAAGATTTCAAAGGTCATATGACTGGTGATGAAGGTTATAAAATTTATTATCCTGATGGTTATGTATCTTGGTGTCCTAAAGATATCTTTGAAGCCCAGTATTTAGAACTAGAAAAAGAAGATACTATTACTCAAAAAGATGTTTGCAATTTTATTACAAGCACATCAATTACTGGAGCAAACCATGAAATTATCGAAACATCATGTAAAAATGGTTTTGTAATTACTAATTTTTATAATATGGGCATTGGTAAAGAAAATCATGAAAGATATATTTTTGCACAAATATATAATTTGCTTACATTTTTACTTCAATGTGCTAAAAGTGGATTTAAAGGTAATAAATAATTATGGAATTTTTTTTAATGATTATATTAGGTGGCTTATTTGGATTTATTGTTGGTTTTTTTACTGGGTGTGATTAATAATGGAATTAAAAGATACAATAAACTTAATGACAAGTAAAAATTATAAAGAAAGATTATTAGCGGAATATTTTCAAGCTGATATTAGAGCTAATAAACTGCGTAAGGTTTTAGAAAAATATAAGCAATGTTCTTTAGATTTTAAGCCTAATTGTAGTTATGAGCTATTAAATAAAAGGCTTATTCATCTTAAAGAATATTTAGGAACTTTAAAAGAAGAAGCAAATATTTCAGGTATTGATTTGGCGGTGATTAATGATGAAAGTAATTGATATTTCTGCTTGGCAAGAATGGATCGATTGGCAGGCAGTAAAAGATATTGGTATAGGTGGAGTTATTATAAAAATAGGTGAAAAAACTCATTTAGATGATATGTTTATCACTCATGTAAATAATGCTGTAACTTATAATCTACCTTACGGCATATATTATTATGCTCATGCTTCAACAATTGACGAAGCTATAGCAGAAGCTAATTGGGTAGATAAACAAATCAAAACATATTTAAATGGGAAAAACCCTGAACTGGGTATTTGGTATGATGCAGAAGATGAATCCATGTTCAAAAATAATATCAATGTAGCCTATATGATTGGTAACTTCATTAATCGATTAAATGAACTAAATTATAATTATGTAGGTCTATATAGTTCTTATAATTGGCTCACAAATATTATAGACTTAAAAGCATTGCCTGATTATGTACCTATTTGGGTAGCTCAATATTATCATCAAAATAGCTTTGCTATAGAAAATCCTAATCGTATATGTCGAATGTGGCAATACACCGATTGTGAACGAATTGGGAATATGAGGCTTGATTGCAGTGTCTACTATGAATGATTACCAGGACATAATAGATAATTTGCCAAAACCGACAACAGATTTAGAAGAACAATATTTATATTCAATCGTAATGGCAATGGCTGGTAAAGATTATCAGCCATTTTCTAAACCTTTTTGGCGGAAAGAGCAGTATTTAAAAGCATGGTGGGAGATAACTAAGCTAAAAGTAGCTGAAGGAAATATTCCAAACGATAATTCTGTGAGTACAGAAAAAATTGTTGATGGTGCTGTTACCTTAATTAAGCTTGCAAAAGAAGTAGTTGATAAGCTATTAGCTGATGACAAAATTGAAACAAGCATGATAAAAGATTTATCAATAACTACAGAAAAGTTGGTTAATAATGCTATAAATTCGGAAAAGATAGCTGAAAACACTATTATATTGAGTAATTTGTCTAAAGAGGTAACAAATTTACTCTTAACTACAAACCATGTAGGTATAATACAACAACCTCAAATAAATCAAATTACAGAAAGCGGAGATACGCTCACGCTAGATGTATTAAAAAATAAAATCAATGAGATAATTCAATTATTAAATAATGCAGAAATCACAAAATGAAGGAGTGTTTATCATGATTAAAACCATTAAACTTGTAAGTAAAGAACCAATTGAAGGTATTACAAAAGCAAAGATTAAAGATATTTTTGAAACATCTAAAAATCCTAACCAGGTATTATTGGATAATATACCTGAATTTTGCTTTATGCAGGGCGATATACTTTATTTTACAGGACTTAGAACATTACACCCACATATAGAGGAAATGGAAGTGAACACACTTGAATGATGTGCTTAGTAAGATTAAAAAATATAAATATATTATTATTGGCGGTATTATTATTGTGGTCCTGTATGTGTGCAGTCTGTGGAGCGACAGAAAAGACTTATACGATAACGGAGAGCCAGTTAACAACATTAGAAACGAACTTGACCAAGCTGAAGGAGCAAAACAAGATATTACAGGAACAGCTTCAAGTATCGCAGAAACAAGTACAAAACTTGAAAACGCAATCGGAACAGCTACAGAAGCAAGTTCAAACTTTGAATCAATCCTTAACGAATGCCAATCAATTATTGACGCAGTACGAAAACAATCAACAGATTAACAAAGAAAAAAATTGTGCTATTGGTTTAGGTATTGGAAATAATGGTATCGCCATAGCTGGGGATATAAAAAATACCTGGATAGTTGCTGATGAAAAGACAGTTATTCTAGGTTATAAATTCAAGTTTTAATGCCATTTTTCCCACATTGAGATAATTATATTTATTTGGGAATTTTAAAATAAGTTTATTTATAGGCTTTTTAGTTACATTTTTCCCATGAGGGAAAAATGGTTTATTTATGGGATTTTTTATATGAATAATACATTAGATGAATATATAAAAAAATATGAGCAAAAAACAAAAGATAAGTTTAAACCAAAAGAAGGGTTTAAGCTTTTTTATTTGCCATCTCGTGGCTTTTGTGAAATTGGCACTACTCAAGATAATAGTATGCTAATGATTTATCAAATGACTGGTGATGGCAAATTTTGGCGAGATTTTGCCACAGTATTTGCTCAAATGCTAGGAATAAAAAAACTAGGTACAATATGCATACGAGAAAATATAAAAGCTTATATTCGTTTTTGGGGATATAAGATAACTAAAAAAGAGCCGCTCAATGACGGCTCTTTTATCTATTATGCAGAAAACAAAGAAGGTAAGAAGGCTCGTGTATCACCTGTACATATGCATGATGATATAACAAGGATTTCTTATTATGTAACATGGGATATTTAGATATAGAAAGTAGGTGAGGTTATGCATGCATACAAACCTAAAATTTATTATATAGATTTGCAGTTATTCAAAGGAAATACAACGGTAAACAACCAATCGTATCAACCAACAGAATATGAGCTACAGCTGCAAAAAGTTCAGGCAGACTTAGCCAATCAATATGCACCTAATGCATCATGGTTAAATGATACTGCTAAAAATATTCTGCAAAACTCAATAGGTGCTGTTCAATATGATTTTAACACAGCTAATAATCAAGCACAAAGTCAAATAAATCAAGCAAACCAAAATAATCAAGCTTTGGCTAATGGACAATTACCGCAAGCAGTACTAGACAATATAACTAATAATGTATCAACCATAGCTCAAAATAGTATGGGTAATTTATTAAATGGGCTTGCTAATAATGGTGTATTGAATAGTTCTGTAACAACTACAGGAATGAAAGATTTATCTGATAGTGTGAATAATACTATTTCACAACAACAACAAAGTTACATGAACGTATTAAATGGAATAAATAATGGAAATATCAATAATGCATCGGCAGGAATAACAACAGCAGCAGGAGCACAAGAAGCGGCTCAACAGCCAGCACTTAATTTGTGGAATGCTTCAACAGGGCTTGCAAGTTCAGGCAATTCAACGCTTAATGCATTAGCAGGTAAAGGAACGACTACAACTACTCAAACCACTAGCGGTGGCGGATTACTTGGTGGATTGTTTGGCGGATTATTTTAAAAGATAAAGGAGAATGATTTTTATGGAACAAGGAATAAATGCATATCAAAATCAAGACCAGTGGGATAAAATGTATAACTTAAAAAGAGGATTAGCTGTAGCTAGTATGCCGATTGAGCAAGCAATTGGTTATGGATTAGGAGCATTTTTAAATAACTATTTTACTAGAGGAAATAAGAAAAAAGGATTAGAAGCTGCTGAAGCAGTTATAAGTGAACCAATATCATCAAATGAAGCTACTTCAGATGGTATATTAAGTGGTATTGAAAATAAAGGTTCGAAAGAAAGCGATATTCTAGGAGATAATAGTGATTATGTTCGACAAGTAATGGAAACAAATGCTAGTATCCCAGAAGGAACTACACTGAATCAGTATAATCAAATGGCTAATGATAATCGTACTATATCAGCTTATCAAAATATGCAATTACCAACAGTAGAACAACAAATATCTACAACAAATAAAAATAAAGTAAATACGACAACAGTACCAAAGGAAAGTTATTTATTAGGTGATTCAAATAAACTAAAAGTGAAAGATGATCTTAGTATGAAATATGCTTTGGGATATTATAATCAACCAATGTCTTTTAATAATGCCGTCGCTTCTAGTAATGAAGTGCCGGCTAATTCTTTACCTGAATATTTAAAACCACGAATTGATTATTATATAAATATTATCAATAGTGCAAAGGAAGATTATATGAAAGCTCAAGCTAATAATGATACTGAAGGAATGCAGTCTGCTAATGCACAGGCAAATGCTGCTAGAGAAGAATTAAATAAATTAGGTGTAGATAGTAGTTATTTTGGTGCAGATAAAACACAGGAACAATCTCAAAAATCTATGGCGGATTTAAATTATTATAAAGAACCTATACCACAAAAAATATCTTCATATCAACAGAATTTAGCTAATAGCATTGAAAGACAGTTAATTCAAGCTAAATATATGTATGATAATGCAAGTACAGATGATGAACGCTTCCTTGCACAAGTACAAGCTAAAAATGCCAGAGATCTAGCAAGACAATATGGATTAGATGTATCGTCATTTGATTCTGATATATCCTTAGATAGAGCTAAATTAGCATATTTAAATGAAACACCACAATTTAATAATACTAATACATCTACACCAAATTATTTAACAACTCAAGAATATTGGCAAGATATTTATGAGCGAGTATTAAAAAGCGGTGTAGGTGAAACAGCAGCAAGAGAAATAGCAACACAAAAATCAGCTGCATATCAGTCAAGAAAAATGAGTGATTTATCCGACCAATTTATATCATATGGTACTAATCCTGATGGTAGTGTTAATAATCTTGGTATGTCTATGCTTGCTCAATTACGTCTTGAGGATCCAGATGCATTTACACAGCTATTATCAGCATATGGTATGCCAAAAGACCAATATGCTTTTGGTTTACAACTAGCACGTGATGCAGTATCTGCACAAAATCAATTAACAGCAATGGATAAACAAGCTAAGTATAATGAAGAACTTCAACAAAAAAGATATGACTTAGAAGATAGAAATGATATAGAAAAAAATAAAAGACAAGATGCTTCATATGCTTATCGAGCAGGTATTGATACAAATAATCAAAAAGATCTTATCAGTTATAAAGCTAATATAGAAAAACAAAATAATTCCAATAATAATAACTTAAGCAAAGAAGAGCAAAAAATGTTTGGTGAAATAAATAGTTTAGTATTTAATTTATTGTCTTCAGCTAAAAACGATGATGCTTTATCAAGTGAAGATACATTGAATAAATATCAGCAAGAATTGGCAAAATATGGACCATATTTAACAGAAGATGAATATCAGTTTTTCTCCAATTCTATAATATATGTATTTAATTTTTTACGTGAGAAAAAAGCTGGAAATGAAGATAATGCTCGCAAATATTGGAATGCTATACCTGATGAAATAAGAAAAGAATACTTACCAGAATATAGTGATTAAGAGGTGTTATAATGTCAAATAGATTAGATTATTTTAGAAAAGTAAATTCGCGAACATGGTTAAATAGTAATAATTCTGGTGTTATAAAGAATGAGCCTGAAGAAAAAGGTTTTTTTGATAATGCTATAGATACTGTATCAGATATAACAAATGATATTGCTAATGGTATAGATAATAATCTTAAATGGGTATCAAATAAATTCCATAAAAATAATGTTGATTATTCTACAACGGGCAAAGATTATTTAAAAGGAACAGGCAAATATGATTCTAGTAATAAAACGGCAAATACTTATCCTGGTAATGGAGACGTAAATCATGATAAACTATCTAACCATCTATCAATAGATATTCCTAAAAGAATAAAACAGAGTATAAATCTTCCCGAAAGCTTTCAGACTCTTTATGATGTATCTCCTATTGGATTATTGAGTGGATTAGCTTATCAAGCGACAGAATTTGATAAAAATTCTACTGATAAAATTACAGAAGCTGGTAAAAAATATGCAAATGAATCAACTTTAGAACCAAATTGGTTGAAAAATTTCCAAAAAAGAAATTTAAATGCCTTAGAAAGAACACAAGAATATAACTATAATGCACCTAAAAGTCTTATTAATGGAATAAGTAATACGTATGGCGGTATAGTTGACTTATTTGGATTAAATACAGGACATGAACTAAATTTTATAAGTAAAAAAACTAGTCCAAATAAAAATTTTAGCGGAAATATTTTTTCTAAAGAATTTTTTACAGATCCAGAAGGATTAACTTACACATTACCTAATGCAGCAGGTTCAATGCTTGCCTTAGCTCCCTCAGCTTATTTAGCACCAACTTACTTAATGAAGTTAATTCAAAGTACAACAAATCCTATGATCAGAAAGTCAGCTGAATTAGCGTTGAAGGGGGCAATGACAGCCTTTCCTGAATCTATGTCTGAAGGTGGAGCTGTAGTAAGAGATGCTAAAGAAAATAACTTAGATAATCCATATCTAAGAGGTTGGGCTACTACTATGTCTAATTTGCCAATGTTAATGGGTTCTAATGCAATTGAATATACGTTACTTGGTGGAAAAGGAATAAATCCATCATTAGGTAAAACATTGCCTAAACGACTTAAAAAAGCAATTGTAGCAACTGGCATTAATGCTATACAAAATGGCACAGAAGAATTTACACAACAAGGTATTCAAAACAAATGGACAGATAAACCATATTCATTTAACCCTTTTAATGCACCTCAAGATCAGATCGATGCTATGCAAACAGGTATGATAGTTGGTGGTGGATTATCCGCTGTACCATCAACAATTAGGGCTACAACAGGAAATCCAGATTTTGATAAATATATAAATAATGCTTCTAATGAAACTGGTATTCCTGCAAGTATTATTCAAGCTGTAAGTAATATAGAATCTTCATATAATCCTAATGCAGTATCAGAACAAGGGGCTATAGGCTATATGCAACTTATGCCTGAAACAGCAAAAGCAATGGGTGTAAAAAATATAAAAGATCCAGAACAAAATATAATGGGTGGAGCTAAATATTTAAAATATTTATATGATAAATATGGCAATTGGCGAGATACATTAATTGCTTATAACGAAGGAGAAGGAAACTTTGATAATGGTGAAAGATTTTCTGAATCCATAAATTATGCCAATAACGTATTAAATAAAATTGAAGAACTAAATAATATTTCTTTGCCTGATAAGAAATATTACAATATCTTAGGAGAAGTTAGTGATACAGGGCTTACTACATTAACAGAACAAAAATTAAATTTATTGGCAAGAGATTTCTATAATAAATTTGGTTATAATTTAGATGTAACTAGCATGAAAAGAAATGGAGATGGTTCTTCTTGGCATGATAGTGGGCAAGCGATTGATGTGGCTAATGACTTATTAGCAAGTGATCCTGAAGCTAGAGCATGGCTTATAAAACAAGGCGAAAAATATGGCTTAACATCACTTGATGAATATACTAATCCATCAGCAAATGCTACTGGCGGACATATACATTTTTCAGACCATGGAGAGCCTATACCTGGTGTATCAACTCAAGTAGATAGTGCACCAAACATTGATAATTCAACTGCTAACGACTTTTACAATAACGATAGTTATGTATTAAATAATGATTATTCTAATATGAAAGCAGATGATATATCACTTTATGAACCTGCACAAGCAGAGTATAAAACAGAAAAAAATGATAATAGTGATTTAGATACTTTATCTGAAGATGAAAAATGGGATATTGTTGATGAGGAAATAGCAAAAGCTCAAACAGATGGAAATATTTTATATTTAGATAAATTAACTAAAATAAAGCGTAATAATGATATATATGCTTTAGATAATTTAATTGATAATATAAAGAAAACAGATAAAAAATTTCTAACAAAATTGCAGGCAAAAAGAGCTGAAGAAATAGAGCATATGAAAAAAGGCTTTATGGCGGATAATGCTTTTAAAGTTAATAAAAATAAAGATAATAAACCCCAATTTGATACAAACAAACTAAAAATTTTAGGAAATAATTTATTAAAACAATTAGAAAAAAGTAATAATGAATTACAAAATACTAATCCTATAGTAAATTATGATAAGATAAAAGCTTCATTAGATAGTAGTGATATAAATAGACAAAGAGATGCTATTACTGCAATACAATATTTATTAAATTCATTAAATAGTGATGAAAAAGTAATTAAAGCAACTTTATTAAATGGATTAAATGATCCTAATAATCATCTTGCTGATGAAATAGCTGAAGCTAGAAATAATAGTAAACAAGAACAATACCAATCTTTTAGTAATGTATTAGATAAAATTATTAGAGATAAGAGAAAAATTGATTATCAAAAAAATGCATCAATGATAAAAAGTCCATTTAATATAAATAATAATCAAATAGCTGCTGTGCCAGTTGTTCAATATAGAAATAATCAAGATAAAATAAAAGGAATTATTGATAGATTAGACCATTTTTCAACACTTCCTTCTAATTATAGTGATTTAGGCCCAACAGTAATATCAAAAAATGAAGGAAAAGATTTATCCAGTGATGGATTATTAGGTGATATTTTAAAACGAAATATGCCTAAATATGAAGAGGAGCAATCTAAGCAAAAAAATAATAAAATATATGAAGCTTTATATAATGGTAATCAAGGTGGATATTCTTCTGATGATATGACTAATCCTATAAATTGGAGTAATGAATTAATGTTACCTCTTGATGAATATGGTGATTGGAAAGCAAAAAGAGAGCCTATTTATAAAACTAAATCTGAAGAAAAATCGTCAAAAGATAAGACAAATGAGTTATATTATAGAATAAAAAACAATTTGATGGCGGAAAATTATAATCAAGATTATCAATATGATTACTCTATAGAACAATTAGCTAAATCTATAGAAAGAGCAAAAAAATATAAAGAATTTATAAATAGCTTATCTGAAGAAGAAGCATTAGCAATGGACTATTTAGATTACACTTTTAAAGATACTGGAAAATCTTTTGTTGATGTATTAAACTTACTGAAAAATGAGCAAGAACAAGATATACAAAACTATATGGAAATACTTCGTTCTCAAATGAAAAAAGGAGTAGTAGCCCGTAGTGTATATTATAATGAAAAAACAGATGAATATATTAATAGTCCTGGATTTTCCAATAATTATCAATGGTATAGAGATATAATGAAAGCAAGAGATAATAGACCTCTTGGAAAAAATGATATTGAAGGATATTTAAGAGATATAGCTATAGAGCATTTATCATATGGATATGAAGATCCTCAATATGGTATGCAGATACCACCAGAAGTAGCAAATGAATTTAGAAGAAGGGAAGATGCTATAAATGGACTTGAAACAATTGCAGACAAAGCAAAACAATATGAACAAGGACGACAATTACCAAAAGAAAATCAAACAAGCAGCAGAAGTAATGAAACAAATATTCAGCAAAAACAAAAAGAAATAGATATAGAAGCTGCTAAAAATATAGGTAAACTTTTGTTTGATAAAGTACAAGAAAAACAATTAAAAGTTGATTTAAATAATCTTGAGCAGGCTATTAGTAGTGATAATATTAATAGAGTAAATAAAGCTAATGATTTTATGCAAAGAAAATTAGAACCTATATTAAATGATAAAGAAAAACAACAAATACAGAAAACTTTAGATGACAATAAAATTGAAGCAGATATACAAAAAGAAGACTTATCTACATCTGAAACACAATCTATTGAGAATAATAGTGAACAGTCAGATATAAATAGGTCTTCTTTTGATTTAAAAGCAAATGAAGTAGAACAAAAGAATACAAATAATAAACAAAATAAATCATTTGATTTAGCATATGGATATTTAACAGAAAGTGGAAAATCTTTAGCTGAAGCTAATGAAAATGAATTTATTATAAAATCCAATGGAAGCAGGGATTTTGGAGAAATCACATCGTCTATATCAAAGGCTACTGGCGGTGAATTGACACCAGGGAAAATTCGACTTCGTGTTGGTAATGAAAAACAAGGCTTAATTCATGCTAAAAAACATGAAAAACAAGCTAAACATATAGGGTATAATTCGATTGAAGATATGATTGCAGATGTTGCTGAACATTTTGATGTGATTTATAAAAAAGATAATGGAAAAGGAAAAAGAGCGACATATTCTTTAGTTAAATTAAATGATGATAATGTAAAAGCTAAACAAAATGTAGTACCTACTTATTTTGAATTACAAAACGAAGATAATGGTTATTATATTATTATCACTGCTATACCTAAGAATATAGGGAGCTTTAAAAATCAAATAAAAAAAGAAACATTGATTTATAGCAAACAGGGACAAGATATTGCCACTATTTCCAGTGATAGTGCGGTTCGATTATCCCAAAGTAACAATAAAACTGGAGTTACAGAGGAACGGCTCCCGATATCCGTAAAATCAAATGTTTCTTCTAATAATATTATATCAAATGATAATATTAGCGACAATCAAAAGAAAAGTGAGGTAAATGAAAATGAGCTTAATGACAGCTCCAACACAGTGGTTACACGAGATAAGCAGGGGAACGATAAAGACAATGTGGGGACAGATGATGAAAGCCACAGATCCAGTAGAGAAGATGGACAAGATATACGAACAAATGGTGGAGAGGGGCCACGACAAGATAGTAGCATTAGCATTCGTGGAGATAGCACCAATATTGGCGGAAAGACTAGCGATAGCACAATACGCCAAGAAAAATCCGCAAATACGGACAATAGCACCAGAGATACTAAGCTATCAAGAAGCGTTACAGATAGCTACGAAAGACCATTGGTTGACGAAACGACAACAGAAGGAATTACTGACTTTGTTAATGAATCATTATTCGATGAAAGCACTATAGATAAACAAAAACAAATTAATACAAAAAATATAAAGGTAGGCAATCTTGAATCTATCAAGAATGACCTACCTTTATTATTGCCAGAACAACAAGATGATGTCTTCAAAGCAGAAACACGTATGTTTGTGAAGAATAAACCAGGAATGTTATTTACTAATGGTACAGGTACAGGAAAAACATTTACTGGATTGGGAATTGTTAAACGTTTTGTAGAACAAGGGAAAAAGAACATTTTAATTGTATCGCCAAGTACAGGTATTAATGATGGTTGGATTGATAGTGGCAAAAAATTTGGACTTAATATAGTGCCATTAAAGAATAAGAAAGACAATGGTGATAATAATATATCTATAACTACATTAAATAATTTTACATCTAATAAAACACTTGTTAAGCGTAGTTGGGATTTAGTAGTCATTGATGAATGTCATAAATTAATCAGTAATCAAAATAATAAAGAAACAGGTGCTATTAAGAATTTAAGAGCTATTACTTTAAATGAAAGAGGATTTAATACACGTTTTGATTATTTATATCCAGAGGAAAATTCTAATTCGGAATTAAGAATAGAATTAAAAAATCAATGGAAACAAATACAAGAAAAAGATAAGCCAAAAGTATTATTTTTATCAGCAACACCATTTAGTCATGTTAAAAATATCGATTATGCGGAAGGATATCTTTTTAATTATGATAGGCAAAATGGAAATTTAAGTACTGAAGAAGCACATGATAAATTTTTTGTTAAAAATTTTGGTTACAAAATAAGATATAACCGATTAGAACAGCCTGATCCAGATGTAGATAATAGCATAATGGAAATGGAATTTCATGAGAAATTAAAGAATGATGGTGCTATATCTAGCAGAAGATTAGTAATTGATAAAGATTATGATAGAGGTTTTATTCTAGTAGATGGTGGAATAGGTAAAAAAGTAGATGAAGGCTTTGAATATCTATTTAATAGTAAAAATAACTATACAAATTTAGCCAATTTCCTCAATAAAAGTTATGGCTATTATAATAAATTATTTTTATTAGAAGCTGTGAAAGCTAGAGAAGCTATAAAATTAATAAAAGAATACAAAAAAACTGGTAAAAAAATAGTAGTATTTCATAGATATTTAAAAAATGAAAGCAAACATCCATTTAAATTATCTTTTGATGATGAACAATTTAAATCACTTACTTCTTATACTAAAAATCGTATCAAAGATGAATATGAAAGATTTTGCAAAGAAAGACCTGATTTAGTAAATCTTGATTTGTCTGAATTGACATCGCCTATACAAACATTGACAGAAGCTTTTGGTGATAAAATAGCTATTTATAATGGAAGCTTATCTGCAAAAGAAAAGAATGATAGCTTATCAAAATTTAATGAGGATAATAGTGAGGTTGATGTAATCTTAGTACAAGCAGACGCTGGTAGTGCAGGAATTAGTCTTCATGATAAAACAGGAAAACATCAAAGAGTATTGATTAATTTAGGATTGCCGACTAAACCTGTAGAAGCTATTCAAACGGAAGGCAGAATTTATCGTGTTGGCCAAAAAACTAATGCTATCTTTCGTTACTTAAATACAGGAACATCAATGGAGCGTACAGCTTTTGCTACAAATATTGCTCAAAGAAGTGAAACAGTAGAAAATTTAGCTTTAGGAGAAGAAGCACGAAATTTAAAACAATCTTTTGTTGAAGCTTTTCAAGAAACAATTGATAGTGATGAGTGGAAAAAGAATTTACCAGGTAATTCATCAGAGGGGACTGGCGGAAAAGAAAAAGATTATGCTAATCAAAATATAAAAACAGCATATGATAAGGCAAAAACTTTCTATTATGCCAATCAGAAGAAAACAAGTAAGAATAAATCTAGTGAAGGTAAAGATTATTTTGCTACTCCAGAACCAATCGGTCTAAAAATGGTTGAATGGTCTAGATTGAAAGATGGAGAGTCTGCTTTAGAACCAAGTGCTGGACATGGAGCTATTGCGAGATGGTTCCCTGCAACAACTAAAAATGTAGCTATTGAACCAAGTTCACAATTAGCAGATTTAACTAGAATGAGCTTTAATGGTAAGGTTAGAGATATTCCATTTGAAAATCTTGATACTATTAATAAATTTGATGCAGTAATAATGAATCCACCATTTGGTCAAGGTGGTAAAACAGCTATTGAACATGTAGCTAAAGCATTTAAACATTTGCGTGATGGCGGTCGAATTGTAGCTATAATACCTAATGGCCCAGCTTGTCAAAAACATTTTGATAAATGGTATGCAAGTGAAGAAGCTACATCAGCTATATTGATAAAAGAAATTATCTTACCAGGTATTGCATTTAATAAAGCAGGGACATCTATTTCTACTAAAGTTGTAATAATTGACAAGCAAACGACAAAAGAAGGACAACAAGCTACAAAAATAAATGTGTCTACATCACTTGATTTATCACATATAAAAAATATCAATGAATTATTTGATACTATAGAAAACCTAGAGATGGTGGATAGAGTAAATCCATATAATATTGAGTATTCATTAGATGAAAGTACTGATGATAAAGAGAAAAATGAAATCAATGTAAATAATGATATTGATAGTGAAAGTTATGTGAAAAAAGATGATTCTTCTATAAAAGATGAAATATCATCTGAAGAAAATACAATCAAAGAGCATGATGATGAAAAATCAGTCATGGAAATTGTCATGGAAAATGAGGAATATTTTGACCAAGTTATAAAGCAAATAAATCCTTATTATGAAGTGCCTAAAAATAAAGAAACAATTAATAAATTAAGGGAAAAAGAAGATGCTATTGCTAAAAAAAGAGAAATACTTAAGAATTTCAATAGTGTTAGAACGGGAGCAATGTTAAGTGAAAGAGCAGATAGATATATATTTACTATAAGAAATCCTTTAATTTTAGAATTGACATCACAATATGAATCAGCTGATTTAGATAAAATCTTTCATGACTTAGCAATAAAGAATAATGGACGAGATGAAAATATTCATTATGGAAGCGATAAAGGAGAGTTTTATAGCTGGTTTAAAAGGGATGCATTAAACTATTGTCAATATTCTTTTAAGAGTTTAAGTGATATGGAAGCTTTTTCAACGGAAATAAGTGAATTTTATAATGACTTTTTAAATAAAGATTTTGTTATAAAACAAGTATTACCAGATAAAATATTTGTTTATATAACTCCTAAATCTAGTGCAAGAGAATTATCTATCACAGAAATAGATAAAATTGCTAAAAAATATGGCAATTTAGATGCATTTGAAAGAATTAGAGCATATGCATATCCTTTTAAAACACAAGAACAAGCTAGTAATTTTGTAAAAGAACTAAAGAATATTGCAAATAGCAAACCATTTTCTATAGAACAAGAAGGAGCATTAACAAAAGTTACTATATCTAATAATTTTAGATTTAGAAATTTAATTACTAATATTAATAAAAACAGAAAAATAAAAGCCATTGTTGAAAAATATAATGGAACTTATAAGGGTATAGGTTCTTCAAGTGTAATGGTTCTAAAAAATACGCCTTATTATTTTGAGAGCCGACAAAAAGCAGAAGCATTTTTAGAAGAATTGAATGATATAGCCAAACGTAGGGAATATACGGATATTAATATAGATGATGGGAATACTAATAACAGCAATAATTATTTTGTTTTAGATGATTTTAAACATACTAAAACTGGAGAAATTTATAAAAGGGCATATCCTATAAAATATGTAGATGATTTTAAAACATTAATAACTTTAGCTAAAAAAGCAGGTGGGTTTTATAGTCGTTATCAAAGTGCAGGTTTTTTATTTGCTACAGAGCAACAACGAAAAAGTTTTCTTGATGCCGTAAATAATGTAAATAATGAAGAACAAGATATTAGTAATAAATTATTGAAATCTTATATAGGTACTCATAAAGATAAGGAAAGTGGCGGTACTATTATTGGTATAAAAGTTCCTTTGAATAATAGAAATTATATAAATTATATTGAGCCAGCTCTAAAAAAATTAGATTATCAATATGTTGTAAAAAAACCAAATAATAGTAGATACCATAGTGTTTTATTATTTAAAAATGAAAAAGAAGCTAAATATTTATTAAATGAAATAAAAGAAAATATTCGCAAGGATAAATTTAATAAGAAATATTCTGGTGTAGGGCAAATGATACCTAGCTTGATTGATTATGACAATCTTTTAACTGAAGATAAACTTAATCGTCAAGAAAAAGCATTAAGTGATTTTGGTAAGATAATTGGTTGCCCTATTTTATATTTTAATAATGACAAAGCTAAAAATATTAGAGGTGCGTTTTCTGGCGGTATTATGTATTTAAATCGTGCTAGTAATATTAGTCCTAGATGGACATTTTATCATGAGTTTATACATTGGCTAAAAGGTACTAATCCAGAAGTATTTGCGGAAATAAGAAAAGCAATAGGTGAAGTATCAGCTAAAAGAATTTTAGAATATCGTGATGAAATAGTTGGCGGTAATGATACTTTTGATGGAAAACCACTTTTAACAGATGAAGATATTATAGAAGAAATGATAGCTGACCATATGTATAACACATCTACTAGAGTATCTTTAAATAAACTTATGGCCAAAAATAATCCAACAATATGGCAAAGGTTTGTAGCTTTTTGGCATAATTTATTAGATAAATTCCGTGCCCTTTATTCTATACCTTTAGGTCTTGATAAAGAACAAGGCAAGAATATGAATATTGCTATGGAAAAACTTGTTACATCAATAAAAAATAAAGATGGCCAACTTTTATTTAAACATACAAAAAATGGTTTAGTCTTTGCTAATAATAATGAAACAGTATTAAATAATAAAGAATTTAAGATAAAACCAGTATCTATAGAAGTCTATTCGTCTCAAAAAGAAAAATTGTCATCTAGTAAAAGTAATGGATTTTTAGATAAGATGAAATTGTATTGGAATGGTAGAAAATCGACAGCAAAACCAATACAAATAAAACAAGCTTTGGAACTGATCAGCGGATATACATTTGAAATGGGTAGAATACAAACAAAGGACGATGTAGTTACCAATCATGTGGCCAAAATTATCAGGACGAAGAAAGCGTTTGATTATCCTGCAATGTTAGAAGGTGTATCACCTATTCTGGCGGAAAAATTAGGCTTTAAAAATGATATGGCTATGCAACAATATATTGCTAATTATATTTTTGATGTGGCTTCAGCTAGAAATGATGAAGCAAATTATCATAAATTAGTAACAGCAATTAATAATCATCATATGATGAGTGAATTTAATCATTTACAAAGTTTATTTAGTGATTTAAAATCAATGTCTGCTCGTGATAAACTTAGAGAAAATCGTGTCAGTGATGATAATATGCCTAAATCTGGATTAAAGAAATTATTACATGAAATGTATTTAAAAAATCATGACCAATGGGTTGATAGATATGGGCCAGTAAAAAGAATGGTAGACAAATTTGAAAAAGCTACAGGACAAAAGTTAGAAATAACTAATCCTTATAAACAATTTAGATTAGTTGCTGGAAGTGCAGGTACAGGAATAGCTTTTATCGAAGGGAAAAAAGGTGTTGTAAATCAATCATTACAAGCTATTTTCCCTAATATTGATTTTAGCAATTTTAAATCGTTGCAAACAATTTTGATAGATAATGGTATAAATAAAGATAGTGAAAAACTAGAAGAATTGGCTGATTATTCATTGGCTATGTATTATAAAGATAATCCTAAAAATAAACCATCATTTATGAAAAATAAAGATTTAGATGAAGTTATTAATACTACTGATGATAATATAAAACAAGCACATAAAGAACTTATAGATTATCAATTTAAATTGTTTGAATTAATGACTGATGCAGGATTGATAAGTAGACAACAATTACGAGAAATGAGAATTACTCACAAAAACTATGTTCCTATGTATAAGTATTTTGATGAAAATGATAATTTACTATTTAGAAAGGAAATAATAAAAGAAGAAAATAATGATAGGTTAACTGTTAACCCTATAGAAGGTGTAGTTGTTAATACTTATAAGACAATGCGTATAATAGCTAAAAATAAAGCTAAATTATCTTTAACAACATTGGCAAATGATAAAATGATTGCTCCATATATAAAAATAGAACAAGTTGCAAACAAAGGTGAAGATACCAAAACAACATTTTCAGTCATGATAAATGGTAAGAAACAAACATATAAAGCTGATAAAGATATAATCGATATGATGAGAGATTTAGATACTGAAACAGGCAGTAATTTTTTGAAGAAGATAATATATAAAATTTCTAGTATTATGCGTGCAGTATATACAGTTGCTAATCCTGAATTTGCTTTTTCAAATTTCTCTAGAGATTTAAATTCGATACTTTATTATAATAAATACTCTATGCGACCAATAGATATATGGCATGGCTTTTCATCATTCTTTCATAGGGATAAATATTATTGGGAATATATAGCTTCAGGTGCAGCACAAACAGCTGCTGTATCAATGGATAGAAATTATACACAGGCAAGCTTAAATAAAATTTATAAACATAGCTGGAAATCTATGGCTAAATGGAAAAATTTACCACAGGATATATTAAATATATTTCAGTATATATCTGAAGCATCTGAAATGGGATTGCGTATTGCTCATTATCGTGCAGGTTTAAGAAAAATGAGTGTAGATAAATCTATAAATCGCCAAGATATTGCATATGATACAAGAGATATCATGGATTTTTCTCGTGGCGGAAAAGCTGGTAGAGAATTAAATAGATATGTCTTATTTGCTAATGCTTCTATTCAAGGTTGGTCTAAATTCTTTAGAGATGTAGAAAGCTATGGTCTAAAATATGGATTGGCTAAAGGTGGAGCGTTATTGGCTTATAAAATAACTAAATATGCAATTTTACCTGCTTTAATATTATTTTTACTAAATAAAGATGATGATAAATATAAAGAAACTCCGCAATGGTTACGAGATACACATTGGATATTACCTCTTGGTGATAAGATTATACGTATTCCAAAGGCAATGGAGCCTTCTATTCTCATAATAAGCAGTCTAATGGAAAGAGCTTTAAATTATAGTTACAATAAAGATAAAGAAGCTTTTAATAATGCACATGTTTTGTTGTTTAACCAATTACCAGATATATTTCCAACACTTTTGAAACCTTTAATGGAGACAGCAGCTAATTATTCATTATTTAGAGAAGGTAATATAGTGCCTTTATCTAAACAAAACGATATGCCATATATGCAATATGATGAACATACTTCAGGTGTATCTAAGATGTTAGGTAAAGCGTTTAATATTTCTCCAATGAAGATGGATTATTTACTTTATGGTTATACAGGCAATTATGGTAGGGCGGCAACAAAAGTGCTTGATGTGAGTGTTATACCTAAAGAATATGCTCAAAAAAAATCATCTTATGATAATTTAGTATCTAAAGAAAATCTTTTAGCATGGCCATGGGAAGATGTTGTATTTTTACGTCGTTTTATGTATACACCATATAAAAATGCACGCAGTTTAACTCAATTTTATGAGGATTTTCATTACCAGCAAGCTTTATATAATGAATATAAAGATACTGGTATAAGACCTAAGGAGCTTAATGAACGATATTATGAACGTTTAAAAGAAGCTCAAAAGAAAATGAGAGATATCAAAAAAATGCAACAAAAAATAATAGATAATACCACTCAATCGGCAAATGCAAGACAATCATCTTTAGATAATGTAAATAAGAAACGATTAGATATAGCTAGAAAAGCTTTGCAATATAAATAAAAAAATAAAAGAGAGTCTCTATAAGACTCTCTTAACTGGACTAAAACTTTTCGCCATTTATCTAAATTTGTTGCCATTTTGTTGCCATTTTTATTTATTAATATATTTTTTTATATAAAATAAACTTAAAATAATATTTTTTTCATTAAGAAATACTTTATTTTACAATACTTGTGTTTATAATACTAAAAAAAATAGAAACAGTGCGTTCTGTGATTATTTCCATGACAGGTGCTGTAGCGATTTTCTATTTCGTAAATATCA